TGTTAATTTGCGGATACAGCATGTTCTTCCATCGCTTAACATTACACCGTGTCTATCTTGTGCAGTAACAGTGAATGACGGCTCACCTGGTTCTTTAACTCTTCGTCCGTTTTGACGCTTTTCTATCCTGTCTGGCGTTAAAACCGCCATTACTCCGCTGGATTCCCCTGCACGATTCGATATGCCCCTATCGTAACGTGCAGTTAGACATCTTGCGTGTTCTGTTGTTTGTGTATTTTTCTTTGAGAAATCAATAAACTTATATAATCCTGTTTTAGCTCCTCCGCCACCACCTTGTGCAAACAATGTACAAGACAAGCTTAAATCATATACCCTTTCAGCTTGAGACCCACCTATAACTTTTTTAATAGTTCTTTCACCTTTTCTGGCTTGAGGTAATAACTCTCGCCCACCTGTTTCTCCAAGATATCCAACAATATACACTCTTTCTCTGTTCTGAGGTACTCCGTAGTCTTTTGAGTTGTACACTTTCCATTCGATACTGTACCCTCGTTCTTCCATTTCAGAAAGCACCGCGAAGAAACCCCACCCCCCCTCAATAGATAGCAGATTTTTAACGTTTTCAGCGATAATCCATCGGGGTTTATTTTCTTCCGCTTCATCAAGGAGCCGCATAATCTCAAAAAATAATCCGCTCCGTGTTCCTCGCTTGATTCCTTTTTGTTTTCCTGCGATACTGACATCTTGACATGGAAATCCGAATGTCCAAACAGCATCCCTTGGTAACTCCCATCCTCGCACTTTTCGTACATCATCTTTAAACCACAATCCTTCCGTATCATAAATTGCTCTATAACTTTTTTGTGCGTATTTATCAAACTCGCACCAGCCGATACATTTCATTCCTGCTTTTTCAAATCCGCTATGAAACCCGCCAATGCCAGCAAAGAAGTCTATGAATGTAACACTCACGCTCACACCTCGCCTCTGATTTTTCTTCCACCGGAATATTCTTTCACCCCTGCGCGGATGTCCTGAAAGGTCACGAAGGGCAGTTCCTTTTCGTACCAAAACATCTTAGCGCCACAACATGCATCCAATATTTTCATCGCTTATCCTCTATAATTTGTACTTTCAAAAATCCGCTACTCCGTGAATACCATTTCCGGCAAATAACCTCTATGACCTGCTTATCATCTTCGTAAGCAACTTTATTTAATGCATCCAGTACCACTTTTAATACGTTATCTATGTCCGGTTTCTTGTCCGGTCTGTTAATATTCTGCTCACAGTCCAGTCGTTTTCTTTTCGTATATGATTTCGGTATTTTGAAATACGCATCTACCGTTACCACCGCATAGCTGCCTTCGGGAATCAGTTTCCCACCGACGGCAATATAGGCTTGACGGATCTCTTTTTCATACTTCGCTGTTTTGGCCGGCGTGTATACCGTGCCGCTTTTCCTGCTAAACCGTGGTCTTGCCTTACCCTGCGGTTCTCCCTCAACAATAAATTCCATGTTGCTCCTTTCTGTTACCATTTTTTGATTATGACCAAATAGTGAATATTTGTATAAAGGTTTTGTGGAAGGGGAGAGGAAAAGAGAGATTTTCAAATCTCTTTTCCCTTCCCACAACAACCGGTCCAAATTCTACTCCTCATTTACTACTTATATACAAATGCGGACTAATTTTGCGGATAGGAAATATTCCCTTGCATGTCCTTTTCGAAAATAGATTTTTTAGCATTAATCGTTTTGAAATCTCTTGTCACCGTATCCAAGGAAATACCAAATCGTTCTGCTAAAGTGCCTGTTGTGATTTTCCTGCCGGCTTGCAATTCTTCTTCGATAAAGAGTTTCATCTGCTCTTGTCTTTCTGTTTTCTTACCCGCTCTAATTTGTATGCTTTTAACCCTTCCGCCTTTCGCCGTTCCTTCGAGTGCTGCCATGTTCAGAAATCCCGTTGTGTCGATTTTATGAATCGGATATTCGTATGTCACGGAAAATGGACGAAACGAGGGAAACTCCCGGAGGATTCCCGACACTTTGAAATACGTCTTGCCGTCATAGACTTCATCCTCCACCATAATGGGTGTCATATCCAACAGAGCGTCGGGGTCACGAGCGAACACGCCTGAACCGCTTGCTCTGTCCATTGCCCGCTTGTTTCCCTGCGCTCCTTTGGAATGGTGATGACAATATATACAGGAACAACCCAACGACTTGCAGATTTTATCAAACTGATTACAGAACTTCGCCATATCGCCTGCGCTGTTTTCGTCTCCGACAACGACCTTATAAATCGGGTCAATCACAATGGCCACAAATTCATCTTTGCGTATACGCCGAATCAGTTTCGGGACTAACTTTTCTAAAGGGATTGATTCGCCACGCAGATTCCATATTTGAATATTTCCCGCATGATCCGGTGTCATACCCAAAGCCGCATAGACTTTGTCAAAACGGTCAAGACAGGATGCCTCGTCTATTTCCAAATTCACATACAATACCTTTCCTTGTTTTTTGCATGGAAAGCCGAACCATGAACCGCCCTCTGCAATAGCAATGCACATTTCTATCAGTGCAAACGACTTGCCCGCCTTTGACGGACCGGATATCAACATCTTATGTCCTTGTCTTAAAAGTCCTTCAAAGAGTTCAGGCGCCAATGGCGGCAACCCTTCTTCCAACGCTTCTCCGAAATTAACGAAATCGGGAAGATTGTCCGCTTCTTCCTGCAACCAGTCAAACCATTCTTGATAGCTTGATTTTCCGATGTTAGTAGCAATGAGAAACTGTTTATTATCGCCTCTCATCACGCCCGGAAGTCTCGAAAGCCTTGACGCATTTTTGTTTTGAATGTCAATCTTCAGGCCGTTTTTATCGCATATTTCATAGAGTTTATTGACACGGCTTTTGTACTCGTCTTTGGTGTCCGCATCGATGTGGACAATCGCATGAACAGATTTTCCGCCGGAATATACCAGCGCCGCAATGGGGAGTTCCATTTCCCGAAGAATAGAAACCTGTTTCGCCAGCTCGAGAGAATCAGATTCCACCAACGCAAACCGGTAATCTGTTACGTTTCTGTCCCGCACGCCTTCGCCGTCTAAAGGATTAAAACGTATCCATGCCCCGCCATTGGGGTCAACCGTTCCGAAAGCATCCTCTATCTTTCGATACTTTTTAAGCTTTTCAACCAACTCTCCACAAGTGAGATGAAATACTCCGCTATTGCCCGGAACGTACTTTGTAATTCCGTTTTCTTCTCTCGGGAAACATTTCGTTACGAACCCCACATGGTCATCTTCATGAAAAAGAGCTTTTAGATATCTGAT